AATACAAACCAGATAGAGTTGTATGTATAGGCGATGAACTTGACTATCATGCCTTATCTTTTCACGACTCAGATCCTGATCTACCTAATGCTTCTAAAGAATTAGAACTAGGTTTATACAAGATCAAAATGATTGAGAAGTTATTTCCTAAGATGGATTTACTACATAGCAATCATGGTTCTATGGTCTATAGAAAAAGAAAACATCATGGTTTTCCATCTTTAGTGGTGAAAGACTATGCAGACATACTTGCTGTCGATAAACAAAAATGGCGATGGCATGATAGGTTAATTATTAAAGATAAATATGGCGAATATTACTTTTGCCATAATATGAGTAAAGATCCTGTAAAATCTTCCATGTCAATAGGCATGAATTTTGTTCAGGGCCATTATCACACAGAATTTAAAATAGGTTATTGGTCTAGTCCTGAACATTTGAGATGGGGTATGAATGTAGGTTGTCTTATTGATAAAGACTCTCTGGCTTTTGCTTATTCCAAAGTAAACATTAGACGACCAGTTTTAGGATGTGGAATTATTATCAATGGAGTTCCTCAACTTATTCCTATGATTTTAAAAAGAGGAAATAGGTGGAATAAAGAAATATGAGAATAGTTTATCAATCAGGAAAACTTTATATCAGCCTTACAAAAGACGAATGTAAAGACATAGAACCTGGCAAACCAACAGAAATAGATATTGGTAACATCCATGTTTTATTAAAAGACATTACAGAAATTTCTTATGAACGATTAAAGGAGTTAGAATGTACGAAGAAGTAAAAGATAAAATCAAGACTTCGGAAGGGTTCTCTGCAACTGGGTACTTCCTAGAGTATAAAGGAGCTAATGGTGAAACCATACAAGAAGATTTCATGACCATCGGATGGGGCCACCGCGTTGTAGATGGTGATCCTTATGAACCAGGAGTTGAATATCCAAAAGAAGTATTAGAACAACAGTTTGAAAAAGACTTTCTTGTCTATTTTCATGCAGCAGAAAGATACATAGGCGACTGTGTAGTTCCAGAAGTTATTAAGGATTGTGTCATAGAGATTGCCTACAATATTGGTGAGCCTAAATTATTTCAATTCGTTAAAATGCGTCAAGCAATGCAAGATGGTGACTTTGTAGAAATGGGCGAACAATTAAAAGATAGTCGTTTATATAGAACACTTACTTCAAGATACGAACCAATAGTGAAATTAATACAGGAGGCCTAGTATGTGGTCAATGTTATTAAAACCCTTACTAGGTGTAGCTACAGATGTTGTAAAATCAGTTGCAGATACTAAGAAGGCAAAAGCAGAACAAAAAGTTACTGAGATAAAAGCTAAAACAGAATTGTTAAATAAACAAATCAAAGGCGAAATAGCCTACGATTTAGAAGCTATCAAAGGTTCTAAAGACTCCTGGAAAGATGAAGCATGGACTATTTTGTTCATCATCATAATAGCTATGTGTTTTATTCCCCCACTTCAACCTTATACAGAAAGAGGCTTTGATGCCCTCTCAAAAACCCCACAGTGGTTTCAATTTGCCATGTATGGAGCAATAGCTAGTTCATTTGGCCTAAGAGGAATGGGTAAAGTTTTAGGTAACAAAAAATGAGTACCCTCAAAGAAGTAGAAGCATTACTACGCAAAGCAAAAAAAGAAAATAGAGAACTTAGGAAAGACAACGAAGAAAAGGATCTACATATTAAGTTCCTCAATGAACGACTCGACAACTGGGCAGAGAAGAATGCGATACTAAGAGAAGAAAAACGCAACATTACTGTTGATGATGTTATTGCATTTCAAAAATCTAAAGCTGAATATGCTTCTTCCCAAAATAAATCTTTAAGTGAACAGTTAGAAACCCAAGAAAAAGTAGAATTTAACACGAAAGGTCTTGCTTATGAGAAAAGAACACAAGAACCCTAAAGGTGGCCTATCTGCAAAAGGTAGAGCATATTTTAAAAAAAAAGAAGGTTTAAACCTTAAACCACCAGTTAAGTCAGGCGATAATCCAAGACGAGCAAGTTTTCTAGCAAGAATGGGTGCAAGTAAAGGCCCTGATTATGTAATGAAAGATGGAAAAAAAGTTCCAAGTCGTAAGTTATTGAGTTTACGCAAGTGGGGAGCTTCAAGTTCAGCAGATGCTAAACGCAAAGCTAAAGCCATATCTGAAAGAAACAAAAAGAAAAAACAATCTTGAGATCAATAAAAGAAGATATCAGTCTATGGTCAAAGACTGTTGTTGAAAAACCAAACAAGCATTTAGGTAACTTTGCAGTCTGCCCTTATGCTAAGGGATGTAGGAACAATAATCAATTTAAAATAGAAGAAGTACACGAAGCCAAACTATTACTTCCAACTGTAGTAGATTGGGCTAACAAATTAAAAAGAACTAAATATAGAATAGCTATTATAGGTTGCTCTGATTTATCTATAACAGCTACAGAATTAGACTCAAGTATTGAAGCCTTAAACTTTGTCTATATGCCCAAAGATGTTTATCTCATGGCATCACATCCTGAGACTGGTGATGATAATATAGACTTTTTATACGATCATGGTTTTGACACACATAACGAGTTTTCTATGGTCTTAATACAAAGATATCAAGACTTAGAAGAAGCATCTCAAAAACTAAAAAAAGTAGGTTACTACAAATATTGGGAGGCAGACTACTACAAAGAAACAGTCGAGCATCGACATAATTTACAAAGGAGAATTAATATGCGTGGAATGAAAAAGACAGCTAAAAAAGTAAATGGTAAGAAAAACCCTATGATTTCTAAAGCTAAGAAAACAAAAAAGAAAAAGAAGTAATGCCTAGAAAACTATCTAAAAAACAAAAAAAGATAGCTCAAGTTGCAGCACCGAGGAACAAGATTACAGGTTCAGACTTTAAAGGCTTAAAAAAGAAAAAGAAAAAATAATGGCAACTAAGAATGTACCCACTAACAAAGCTCTATACTCAAGAGTAAAAGCAGCAGCAAAACGCAAATTTGATGTTTATCCATCTGCTTATGCAAATGCCTGGTTAGTTAGAGAATACAAAAAAAGAGGTGGGGGTTATAGAACCAAAAAAGCATGAGTAGAGCTAGTGGTGGATTAAGTCGTTGGTTTAAGGAAGATTGGGTAGATATCGGATCACCAAAAAAAGGTGGTGGATATGCCAAGTGTGGTAGAAAATCTGCAAAGGGCAGCAAGAGAAAGTACCCTAAGTGTGTTCCTAAGTCTAAAGCAATGAGCATGACTAAATCACAGATTAAATCTGCTGTTAGAAGAAAACGATCAAAAGCACAAGGTGTAGGTGGTAAACCAACCAATGTCAAAACCTTCGCAAAAAGATAAAGATATAGTTCTTATAGAATGGATCGATGCTTATGAATGTGCAAGTGGTTGGATTGAATTAGAAGAAGCACTAAAAACAAAACCACCAACTGTCTATAGTCTTGGATTTGTCCTTAAAGAAGAAAAAGATTATATAACTATCTGTGCTGATCTTGGTAGAGAGGGTGACTCTGATTGTGGTAGGGTTCAAGTGATCCCAAAAACATGGGTAAAGAAAACTATTTTAGTGGATAAATCATAAAGGGGTGTCGTTAAACACCCCCTGTAAAGCTATTTAAATGGAAAAAATAATGGACTAAGTCGCCTTAAAATCCATATATTGAGTCTTTTTCTAGGTTTATAAGTTTTAATAAGTTTTCTGTTAAACTCTGGAGTATCTTCAATAACGCAAGTAAACATTAAACTAACTCCAAAACTTTATCTTTTGCTTTATTAAGTGAGTAAAATTCATATTGAGTCATACTTTGTTCAGACTCATTCCATTTATTAACCACATACATAGTTGGAGTAGAATAATCAACTATTTGTATATGTAAATTTTTATCACCAGTAAATTCATAATAATCATCAGTTGTGTCGTCATTTGTGGCCATAAAAATAAACTTATTTTTATCCATTATGCAACCTCCCTTATTACCCATTGTTTAATATGAGTAAATACCAAGACACCATCTTTCTTAATTTTATTATAGGACTCTTGGTTTAAAATCTTTGTAGAACCATCTACAAGTTTGATATGAAAATATATTTTATTCATAGTCTCTCCTTAAAAAGGCCATCCCAAAATGTGCAGAAAATGAGCGAAAATTTCTGAAACTCAATGCACACTTTGGTTTGGCATTACCCAAAAGAACAAGTTTTTGTCGATTTTTGTTCATTATGGTAAGAAAGTAGACTATTGGTAATGATAGGTCAATACCTAATTTACATT